CAAGATAGGAGTTTGCAATGAAAACAATACAAGAGAAAATAAATAGTAAAATCGGAGAAGGCACGAAATGGGACTTAGATTATGGAAAGCTAATAATTATAGGATTATGTATTTATATAGCTTTTATTAAATGATTATTTAACTATTTTAAAACCTTTAGATTTAAGACTCATAGTAAATAATTCTTTAAGCGGTCTAACATTAGTTCCCTCTCGATTTACTAATCTTTTAGCACCGGAATTACGAGGTTCATTAAGCCACTCTTTCCACATTTTATTAGCTTTATATCTAGTTATATTGGGCATATCATATATTCCTTCCTTTTTAACAAATAACTCTAAATACTTGATTCTGCAATAAAAAAGCCACTTGCGTGGCTTTTCTAATATAAGGGAGAATGAAATATACTTAACGTATTTCTAATTTATCTTGAAACCATTTTTTACAAGAGTAATACGAGTATAACACAGATGATTAATAACAGACTCCCAAATATCTCCCATATTCCCATTAAAACATTCTCATCGGCATAGTCTGTCCTACATCAAAATCCGCACTTGAACCAAGCATTCCTACAGTTACCGGTGCAGTACCATATATTTTATTAGCTAATCGAGTTATAGACTCCCATGCTTTTTTATCAGACATTCCTAAAACTCTTTCTACATATTCTGGATTCCTAGATAATGAAAAACGAGCTAAATCTAATAATTCACTTGTTTTGATTTGACCGCCATATTTTTTCTTTAATCCGGTTAATTTATTAAATAATGTTCTAACCGGCGCGCCCATTGTTGCCGTATCAATTACCGCCTCTGTTATATCGCTACTTATTTTATTACCGGCAGTTAAAAATTCACCGCCTTTTAATCTTTTAGCGGTTGCTGAATTTCCTAATATAGCACCAGAAACTCTGCGAGACTCCAAAGCTCTTTTTGCAATTTTCATGGTGCTAGTAATATCTGCGTCTGGGAATAAAGCCTCGTAAATTAACCTCTCACTTGATTGCGCCTCTCCATCTTTTGTTTTTCCTAATTTAGCTAAAAACTTATCTAGCTCTGTTAAATCACTTCCGGCAGATGATTGCGCCTTATAAAACATATTATTAATTCTATTCATTACACCTAATTTTAAATAATTGAGTGCCTGCTCGTTACCGGAATCTATTACATCTTGAATAGTATTCATTGTTTTTTCTATATCTGTATTTCCAGATGAAAATAACTTTCTGCCAATTTCGTATTGCTCTAATGCAAACTTTTCATTGGCGGTGTTTTTTCTAATTCCACCTATAGTTAAGTCTATTTTATCTTTTTTAGATGCTTGCTCAGATGCGTCGTCTATTTTAGCTCTTAATGATTTTTCAATATCGTTAAAAATATTAGCATCATCTGTATCAAATGCGTCCGATTGATTTTTAAATATTTTAGTGGCTCTTTTTGCCATCGCCCTTCGCATTATTTCCATAGCCTCTAAACTAGGTGGCTCTAAAAATTCTATTTCGCCCTTTTCACCTATTTTAAAAAATTCATTAACTTTTCTATAACCTTTTTCATTTTCATAAAGTTTATTACGTTTAATTTTACCTAATAATATCTGAGCTAAATCTGGGTCATTTTTAAGTATGTGATGCACCGCATTTGTTAAATCTTGAGGTGGGACATTTCCGTTTTGAGTCCAAGTTGTAAAAATTTTGCTATATTGCTCTTTTTGTTTTTGCCCTATCTCCTTTTTTATATCATTAAAATATTTATCGATATTAGTTAATGGAGTTGTACTAGGTGCTAATTCACCTTGTAATCGAGATTTGATTTTAGAGGTACTTAATAACTCGTCCCCTTCAAGTAATGATTTAACTAGTTTCATAACTGCCGGATTACTGTTCGCTATACTATCAAGCATATCCGTTAAATCCTTACTAGCCTCAACCGGACTTAATCCCTCTTTTTTCATAGTTCTTATAACATCCACAATTGCTTGGTCTGGAGAAACTCCATCTCTTTTAATAGCATCTAGTAACATTTCACTAGCTCGGTTGCTTAGAGTATCTCCGAATGTTCTTTTTATAAAATCCATGACCGGCGGTGCAATTCTATTACCCACTCCGCCTATAGACCATCCTAAAATACCCATCATCGTGCCGTCTCGCAGAGCCTCTACATAATTAAATTTATCTTGTCCCATTAAATTTAATGACTCGGCGGTAACTCCTAATGAAGTAGCAGTTGCCCAAGCCTTCCAAGATTTAACTCCCTCTTTTAAAGCATTAGCAATTCTAATCTGTCCTGCATATGGAACAACCATAGGTGCTACCACACCGCCGGCTTGTCCTGTCATATAATAATTTGGATATGCTTTTTGTAAGTCCTCGCTTTTTTGTTGAGACAATGCTTTAACTTTTTCTCCTTCGTCCCCAACACTGCTCCATGTAGTGGGATTTAAAAAACCACTCGCTCCGGCTTTATCGTATAAAGATTTTAAATTTGTTACTGTTCCGGCGATATCATCTATATTACCAAATGTAAGCATATCTCCAAAACCTCTAATAATAGTTTGTAATGGATTATATTCTTCTCTTAATTCCCCCCTCTCCACTTCCAAATCCATCTCTTTTTTAGCGTCTTCCTGCATCTGTTTGATAACTTGGTTAAGTACGGAATCATCTTCTAAGGCATCACTCATTTTTTTCTCCTTAATTTGGTAATCCTAAACTTCTTAATATTGCTCTCTTTTCGGCAACACTTAATTCAGTCCACTTTTCTTTTGCTCGCTCTACTGTTACCGCATTTTCACCGGTTGTAGATTTCTTGATAAATTCTTCTGGAGCCTCTGGGTATTTTGCATTTATATCAATAAATGGGGTCAATCTAAATGTTTCATCCATGCCCTCAACATTTGTCCAAGCCGACCGCCAGTCCGTTCCTTGTGGATTAGTATTTCTATAAATAAATGATTCATCGCCGGCTTTAACACCAAATGCTCTGCCTTGTTCATAAAAGCCTTCTAATAAATTAATCGCCTCTTCAGACGCAGACTTATATGCTTTTATAGTTAAATTTGCTATATCCCTTCTTACAGATGGTGGCAAAAAGCCTATATTTCTTTTGCTTGGGTCGGCTTTTCCTATAGCTACATTTTGAGCTATATCTTGAATAACTTGTCTAGTAACACCGCCTGCTCCTGCTATCGCACTTGCCTCACCATCTGTTACCGCTGAGCGTGGGTCTAATATTTTTGCATATTGTGTTACAAGCGTGAAGTCTGAAATACCACCACCTTGCTCGAATCCCAACATAATTGTTTTATAAGCATCTCGTCTTTCTTTATATGACTCTAATACATCATAAGCCTGCTTGCTTAATGCCATTATAGATTGTTGTTGTTCTTTTGAGTATTCATTAGGATTAGTTTGAGCTAACTCAATTAAATCATCTGCGTCCATAGTGCCAACTAGTGGCATTAAATCCGCTCTGCCGGTTCTTCTTAAATAATCAATTGTTTTATTATTATTATCTCTAAATAATCCTAATTCAGTATCAGCCTTCCTTTGCTCTGTTAAACCCATCGCCAAATTTTGGTCTGGTTTTAGACGCATAGAATTAAATGCTAAAGCTAAATCATTAAATAATCCGGCTCTATCTAATGACCTATCTTGTTTTCCTTGATTATCGCTAAATAAATCACTTAATGAACCCATTAATGTTTTACGCGGTGCATTCACAAAATTCATTAAATCCATTGGGTTTATATCTCTATTTTTCATCATTTTATAATATCCTGCTCCTAAATTTTTACCGGTTAATAATTCTGCGAATTTCATTCGTTGACCCATAGAGTTAAAAAATGCCTCTTCTTCCTCTGGAGTTAATTCACTTTCATAGCCTCTAGGTCTAGAGCGAAAAAATGCTTTTTCTAATCCCTGCACAATATCCGGCATAGTCATACCTTGACTTGCGTAATAACGATTTAATAATTCGTTATGCCTCTTAATAGATAAAGTATCGGCATAAGGACTATTCGGTGTTAATTCTTGTTGAAAGAATTTTTGTTGAACTATAAATTCTGGAGTATTCGCCGGTAATGTTTTTCTAAAAGCATTTAATTTTTTTTGCCTGCCACCGAGCCATTGACTTATACCATATGCACCGCCTTTTGGATTCCTCGCAAATGGGTCGAGTAAATTACCACTTTCAGCCATTTGATTAGCGGTGTAACCAACGGCAAACTCATAAGGCATATTCATTTCTTCCATTAAGAAAGCTATGTTATTCGTTACGTTTTGTGCCGGTACATAAGCCATTACCAGAGTTTAACTCCTGCCCTATTCATCCCACCGAGACTCGTGGCTAATAAAGTTAAATAATCAAACAATCCGTGTTGTTGTGATTGAGTGGTTGAGCCTTGACTTGGAACTATGCCTAACGTGGATAATAGAGTTGATAAGTTTTGCGTCCCTTGATTAGTAAATCCGCTAAACATTTGCTGAGCTTGATTTACTAAATTCTGTTGCACCATTTGGTCTTGTAATGACCTTTGATATTCTTGATTGTCTAAATTCTGACCCATTCCGAATCCTAAATTAGCTAACTGACTCATCGCTCCTGCACCGGCTAATTGATTTTGAGCATTCTGAAATCCTACTTGATTTGCAGTATTAAATTGGTTTAGAGCTTGGTTGTAATTCGCCATATTTAAATTAGATGCTAAGTCACTTGCCTGTCTTCCAAATGCCTCATTTGTAAGTGAGTCCGCTACTCCGTGACGAGAACCACCATATGCACCACTACTCATGGCTTTAGCTTGACCACCGGTTATTGCCTTTTGCCTCGCAGTGTCCAAATTAGCTAACGAGTTATCTATTACTTGAGATGTAAATGGATTCATATACTGATTTAAAGCATCCTGCGAAAACTGTGCAGGTTGGTATGCCATCGAGTTTTGTATGCCCTTTTGAGCATCCGTCATCCCACCGGCGACTTGATTATATATATTATTTCCTGCGGTTGCCATTTACGTCTCCTTATCCAAAAAAGTAATCAATTAATGATTTAGGTTTATCTGGTGCGGTATCTTTATCGTCCCATTTTTCACTTTGTGACCTATTATCTGTATTATATCCACTCATAGCATCTAAAGTTTCTGTATCTTGTTCATTGTTAGTCCCACTAATCCAATCTAATAAATCCATGCCGGTATGAGCCGGTGCTGACCAATTATCATCACTTCCGGTATTCCTAACAACATCAGCGGTTGTTACTGCGTTTTGTGGAGTTGCATTAACCGGTGTCGCAGAGGTATCTCCTGCGGTTAAAGGCATACCACTAACCGGATTAATAGTTCCTTGAGGAGCAGTTTGAGCCACGATACGAGCGTAGTGGTCTGGGTTTTGTTGCTTAAATCTTTCTAAAGCATCCGCATAAACGTCATAGGCTCTATATCCTCTCATCCCACCCATCTCTGTCGGAGTCGGTAATGCGCTTTTATATTGCGGTAAACCAAATGCACTTCGAGCCATATTTAAACTTGCATCCCTGCCCTCTCTTGGTGCTACTGAGGTAATGCCCATATAAGGCGCATAAGGTAAGTTTAATCCTTTAGCTTTTTCTAAAGCTGATTTAATTTCATCTTCCTGCCATTTAGGTATTTTAACTTCTGTTGTTTGTGATGAACCCTTACCCATTTAAATCTCCTTGTATAATGTAGTATATGCGTGTTTCCAATTTTCTTTCTTTAATGGTTTTTGCCATCCGGCTCGTCCACTAACAGTCAACTCTGTACATCCGCACGCTTTTGCCCAAGTTATAACAGACTCGTGCATCCCCATTATTTCTTCTAAATCGCCTGCTCCTAAAAACACATGGCAAACTTTTTTCTGAGGATATTCCAGAATTTCGGTAATAAGGCATGATTTTTCTGCATCCCATAATTGGTATTGCCTCTTCTCAATCCCTCTAAAAATATCATCCGTTGTATGTGTCCCATTTGCGTACTCCAATGCCTGCTCTATTAATTTTTTACATTTATTTAAATCTATCATATTTGCGTCACCACTATACTTCCTGCGTTAGATACTGTTATTGAGTATCGGTTTCCATTTGGACTCGATAAAATAAGTCTTTCCGGTAAAGCTATTTCAACGTCTTGCCTCTTTTTTCTATTCATCAAATCTTCCGCCTCTAGTTCGCGGTTGCGTTCTATTTCGTGTCCTACGTCATACTCATCTGGCGGTAAACTTAACCTCATCTTGTACCGCCGTTTATTGCATTAAGACGCATAACACCGACTCTCCAATCACCGGACACGTTATTAACTCTCATTCTTATTTCTCTACCTTGAAACCTTACTGAGGTAGGATTAGCTAACGTAAAAGTGCCTTGATTGGTTTCCGAGCCATTAGGATATAATCTTGTCTTGAAAGTGGCGGTAACTTGACCCTGCGTCCGTTCATCCGGAATTAATTTATTAACCTTCATTAACCGGTCGCCATTCCCTAATTGTATAGCACCGGTTTCGGCATAAGGTACATTCCCATCTCTGGACTCTCCCACCTCGTGTTCTAATAACATATATTCATTAGGAGTTAAAAATTCTTTATTTCTTGTGAATAATTGTATTGTGTTATCCGTTCCGGTTGGATGGCTATTCCCTGCGGAGTCAGTTACAAACTCTATTAACGCATCTTTTATAAAAGTTCCGGTAGTTATTTCCGCGTCTATTACAGTATTACTATCAGCACCAGATGTTGTAATTCCATTATAACTATTTTTTATTTCAGCTTTACTGTAACCGGTGGTATAACTTTCTAATCCAACTCCTAAATCATAATTTGGTTGGGTTGCACTCACGTCCCTAGTTAATTGTATGTTAGTAACTTTAGTCCATGTAGTAGTAGTATAAAAAGTGCCGTTAGCATTAATAGTATATGAGTCTGTAGCTGAAACTTCGTTAGCGTCTAATCCGGTAATAGTTAAAGTATAATTTGATAAATGATTTGTACTCCCTAAATTTTGCACTCTATATAATAATCTTTGTACCGGAAAAACTGGAGTTTCATATTCTGTACTAGAGCCATTCTCAAGTTTAGCTAAAAATCCTAAACTACTTGCATTAACATTATTAGTATCGGTACTCATTAAACTTTTTGTCAAAACACCGGTGGCAAATGTTCCGTTGCCATTCAATCCACTTATGTCGTGCCGTTGCCTTACAAATTCACCTACGTCATCGCAAGCAGAGTCTTTATCTGGTGAAGTGCCGGTAAATGTAACCGGCATAGTAAATCTTCCTCTGCCGATATTACTTGTATGAAATTCAGATGAGGCGTGTATTGGAAACTCAAATATGCCGGTATCTATACCGGTTGTCCTACCTATCTGACCTATAGACCAAGTATTGTTTTTGTAATTCCAAGCTACATATCTATCATTTTCTGTAGCCACCGGATAATACCAAATTATCTCATCATATTTAGAATTTGCTACGGCGCAGACTTTTGATTTTTGAGTCATATTCATTTCGCCGTAAACATGGTCTGCTACATCGCATTTTAGCTCTTGGACTCTACCACCGCTATAAATATGAAAACCGGAGTCGCCCATCCATACCACACCTATATCTATTGATACTGAGGCTTGTTTTGAAAATATACCGCATTTAGAACCAACTCTCTGTATCGAGTGGACAAATGGCAAGCCTATATATGTTGAGGTATGAGCATCCTCATCTGTTAATATTATAATACCGCCTTTAATTTTTTCCGCAGTTTTAATACTTCCTTGAGTTTCTAGAGTTATGTTGCCGGCTTGATTGGTTGCGGTAGAAGTCCATACATTATTATTTTCTTGGTCACTCCAATATACTGTCCTTGTTTGAAATGCGAATAAAAATCGCTCATCACTAACTATCGTAGCTACTACTGAGGTAGGTGCGTTAGTTAATAAAGACGCAGGATTTGAGGTATTTAATGCCCATTCATAGACTTTTCCATCGTCTTTAGTATTAGCTATTAAATTCTCTCCCCATGCATTTAAAGACCATGAAGTGGCATCTTCTAAAACAGATGAGGTTGAAATCGGCGGTGCGTTGTATATGCCTTGACCATAAAAGCCTGCTCCGTATCCGGTCATTTGACTAGCGTCAACTCTACCACTCGTAAAACCGGTTGGTGTAATATCAAATACGGAGTCATTAGGTAAAACTACAAATAAATTTTTATAATCACCGGTAGCTAAGTATCGAGAGCCGGTGTTACTTTTCCACCCTAGTAAACCTCTCAACGGATATGTAAAACCTCTCCCAGATTTAGCTCTCCACCCTTTTACCGGTTGTAAAGAGTCATCGTGCCATCTAACAAGATTAGAGTCCGCCCATCTACCGGTGGCTTGCAAATCCGTTCCGTTTTTATAAACTCCGGCAGGAATATTTAGAGGTAATAGTGCCATTAAAAATCTTTCGTTGGAAATGTAACTGTCGTTGGAAAAGAGGCTTGTTCTGGAATATCTAATAAAGCATTCCGATAAGTTTTTATTTTATTTTGAACTTCTGTTGATAGGCTATCCCATCTTAATGGATTAGCAACTATAGGGTCTACGTCCCTAACTAAAAGTAAATCTCTTTGTTGTCTTATCTCAATGGCTTTTTGGTCATTTATTTCTTTTTCTGTTGGGGGAGTATATGCGGTTGGATTTGATGCTTTTAATTCTTTATATAGTTTTTCAACATCGACTGTAGACCCCTTGTCAATTGGATTGCATGAAAAAGGCATCCACCCATATTCTGGATGATTTATCTCACAATCAATTATGGTTTCATTAAAATATTTTGCATTTCTAAATTCTGTAATTTCTATCATTTAAATAATCCTTAACCAGAGTGTTGTTCTATGAGCCATGTAGTTATTTGAACCGGTAACACTTGCGTTGTCTATTTGTCCCATACATTTCCAAGTGCCAGTCCCAAGCGCGGTTGTATTTGGCATTAAAATTACATTACCACCACTTGTATCGGCAGTAATTGCACCAGATGGATAAATGCTTGAACCGGCTACATCTATCCCATTATCATATTCCGTAGAAGTATTGCCGGTTGTACCTTGCGCAAAAATATATGTGCCAACTCCATTAAAAGCAGTATTTGATACATAGCCTTGCACATAACCACTTCTAGTTGCAGTACCATTTGAAGAACTTGCATAACCACTTAAATCTGGTGGAACGTAGCTAAAATTACCAGTCGATGGTGTATAGGCTAATTGTCCATTTTGCCCACCGCTTGGAGAATATTGAGTTACGGAAATTCCGTTCCTCGCCTCTGTTAAAGTTATACCACCACCCCCAGAGGCATCCGTCCCCCACTCTAAGGCAGTTCCCCCAGAATTCATTTTTAATATTTGACCGCTAGTCCCTAGAGCCGATGGAGTATCGCTTAAATCTATTATCGATGGTGTTGCAAACTCAGTTGCGGTAGCTCCAGAATTAACTCTTAATACTTGTTTAGCCGTTCCTAGACTCGAGGGAGTATCCGTTAGTGTGGTTGAGGTTATAGTTGTTGGGACTGTGTCCGATACAGTTTTAATAGTGGTGTCTATTAAATCAAATGCAGTGTTTATCGTACTTCCCCAAGTATTCTCACTCGCTCCAACATCTGGTTTTTGTATATTATAATTTGTGGTTTGTGCCATTAATTACTCCTTATGCTACCTCGTCAAAATCCCAAGCATCTGTCCAAACCTCTGTTGGTTTTGATATGGTTGACCAATTTGTCGTTGGGTTAGTTATTACAGTCCAATTTTCAGTAATATCCGGTATAGATTCCCAATATAGTTTTGCGTCTACTACGATGGTGGTCTGCATAGCCATTGGGCAAGTTGTAAAATGTACTTTATTAAATGAGCCGGATAATGTCGTATTAATTTCGCATGGAATAACCGCTTTAAATATACCGGATGCATTTGCGACCATACCGGTGGATATATTCATAGGTACTGATGCAACTTGCAATCTTTTTGCGTCAACGTTCATTGTAGTTTGCGACGACATACTCGATACGGCAAATTGCCTTCTTATAGCAGACGCAGATAAAGAGGATTGAGATGTGTATGGGATAACCGCTTTAACTGTTCTAAAGTAATCACCGGCATCCATTGTAGTTGTAATAGTTGGTAAAACTGCTGAAGTGCGTATTCTCGTAGCACTAACATTCATCGTAATATTACTAAATAAATTTGCGTTATCTAATCTAACTCTTGTTCCCTCAACACTTAAACTAGACTGAGATGCAAAATCACTCTCGGCAAATCTTTTACGCTGAAAAGAGCCAGATAATGTAGATTGTATATTAAAGGAAGGTTGAGTAAATCTAGTTACAGAAATACTAGAGGACATAGATGATTGGATATTCATATTAACGACGGCTAATTGTATTCCACCGGCGAGTGAGCTAAATGGTGATTGTGAATATGCGCCTATGCCATACATTAATTAATTATATTCCTATGGTTTTGGATGTTTATCTTTCACTGCTTTTATTTTTGCCGTCATATCTGAGGAGAAAACTCCCTGCTTATATAAGTCGTCTAGTTGGTCGCCAATATATGGGTATTCCATTCTTCTTGCTTGGTGGACTGAATTTAATGCTAAAGTATCTGCACTCGGTTCACTTCCGACAATATTAGCAAAATTGGTTTTATTCCAAGTTGCGGTTTTTTTGCTTTCATCGAAATCAATGCAATCAGTCCTAAAATTTTTAATTTCCCAATTACTCAATCCAGAAATGGTTGCCGGAAATTGTATAGTCGCAGTTTCTGGAATTATGCTTTGAGCATTTCCATCCGCATCCGCCATCACATAAGAAAACCTGTTTTCATTTTTAAATGCTATTATTTTTAAATCAGCCATTATTTACTCCCTGCTACTTGCCAAGCTTGTATATTACCGGTGAAAAAGAGATACCAACTACTCGACCCAGAAGTTGTAAAGCCGGCTCCATTTGCTATGATACCATTATACATCCCAGTCGAATTAGCCTCGTAATATACTTTAGTCTGGTCTAAACCATATAGATGAAGAGTATTACACGACCCATTACCATCGTGGCTTGTGCCTTGTCCAAAAACTTGAAAGCCGTTTGAGGTGTTACCGGTTGCCGACCCATGATACATAGTGCCTGCCCAATTCCATTGTTGCGCGTAACCTTCTGTCGCCACACCAGAGCCGGATGATGAATTACTCGTTACTAATGCAATTAAACCATAAACATCTGAATTCGCTGAAGAATAATCCCAACATTTTGCCTTAACATTTTTAAAACTTGAAATATCTATTATAGTAGATTGCGAGTTACCAGTGCCACCAGTCCCACCGATAGAATTACCACCGGTATGCTCGTCAGATATGTGTTCCCAATCATATCCACCGCCACCGCCACCAGATGCAATCCAAGAATAATCACTTCCATTCCAAGATAAAACTTGACCAGAAGATGCAGAACTTTGATTTAAATGGGTATTGACATCTGAATCCGTATATCCGGCATTTGAGACCCAAGCATAATCTGAGCCATTCCAACTCAACACATACCCACTTGTCGGATTCGATTGATTTAAATGTGAATCAACATCACTATTGGCATAAGAAGAACCCCCTGCGATATTTATAGTTTTAGTAGCACCAGTCCCAGATGCAGTTACTCCAGAGCCGGTAAAATTTAATGTTGTGGCAGACGTTGATAAACTCGAACCTTCATCTTGGACAGTCAGCGTAAATGGTGTGGAACTTGTATTTGGGTCTTTACCTATATAACTCATATTTCTTTTATCCTCATGTTTGCTCTAAATAAGAAATAAAAGCATCTCCAGAATTAGACGCGCTTGTTTCGACGCGTATTTCGTCAGATGCCTCTAGAATTACTTTTTGATTTCCGCCTATAACTACTAAACTACCACCCACTGGAATATCCGCATTTTTAACTAAATGGACTTCTAGCGAACCAGAACTATCATACGCAAAAACAGATGCCGTAATATCTGAAGATGTTACGTTAGCTATTGTTAAACCTAGTATAGTGGTAACAGTTGAAGATGGTGTGGTGTAAAAAGTCTGTTTACTATAAATATTTGTTAAACCTTTATTCTTAAATGCATTTGCCATATTTTATCCTATCCACATTGAAATGCGAGTGCCGTTGCGTCTGATACTGAAACTCCACTACTTCCGCCGGATGAAACTGTCCCCCATGAAACAGTGCCACTTCCGTTGGTCTGTAAAACTTGATTAGCCACACCATCTGAGGTTGGTAATGTAAATGCCCCATTAACATTTACTGTACCGCTTGTTTGAATACCGGTTGATGTAGTTTCTAATTTTTTAGTATGATTATGGTATAATTCTACCGAACCATTCGGTGTAAATACTGCTATTTTATCAGCACCGGCATCTATAAATTCTATAGCTATATCTGTATTAGTTTTAAAATAATTTGCATTTCCATTATGGTAAATATCTACATCGTCATTTGTCCCTAATGAAATTTTCGCATGGTCATCAAATCTAAATCTGTCACTAGCACTATAAAAAGTGGCATTATAACTAGCACCTTTTAATTGAAAATCTATGCCGGAATTATTCGCTCCATCAAATGAAAACGAGGAGTCCATATGGACATTCGCACTATTATTGAAAGTCACTGCGCCGGTAAAAGTTCCACCGCTTGTTGGCATTCCGCCACTACCACCGCTACCTATTCCTAAATTAGCCGGTGTAATTTTCTTTAAAACTCCACCATCATTTATTAGTACATGGTCTGCGTCACTGCTTGATGTAGTAGTTGTCCCTACATCCGCATTTCCGGTTGTTAGTATTGTACCGCTTGCATCTGGTAGAGTAACTGTTCTAGCGGTACTAATAGAAGATGGAGTTTGTAAAATATATTCATATGTACTTGTATGGTCTTGCCATTCTATGTACTGATTACCCATTAATTCTATTCTATCTGGTCGCCATCTTTGACTTAACGCAAATGCACCACTTGTGCCTGCACCAGACAACCAAACTTCCATTGTACCGATTTCTGAGCCAGATGTAGCACTTCCGATTCTTGGATACATTCCTGTCCAAGTTTGACTATTATTAGCACTATCTAATCCATTAGTCGTCCACCCACCAACGTAATCCCAAGCAGTTGTTGAACTGTCAGAAGGTAACCAATACTGCCTAAATTGAGGTAGTGCAGAATTATTAGTATGATAAGAGAAAGTATTAATACTTCCAGAATTAGTAAATTGATGATTGTCGTCACCACCTATTTTAAAATCTATTCTATCATCAGTATCAGCAGTTATGCTTGTATCCGCGTCAACATCTAAAATTAACTCATTACCATTTAAATCTAAATTACCACTTACTGTTCCACCGGCTAAAGGCAGATATGTACTAGACGCGGAAGATGTTGTTAGATAATTACTTAGGTCGCTATGGTTAGCAAGTCGAACCCAATTTCCATTATGAGAAAATAATCCTGCGCCTAAAGAGTGGTCATGTATGAAACAACCATGATATGTACTCGCATTAGGATATGCGGTGCTATTTGCGTACATATTCGCGTATAACATTGTGCCGGTTGTTGTAATGTCATTGCTCCCCATATCCAAATCACCGGTCATCGTACCGCCGGCTAATGGTAATTTGGTTGCTATTGAATTAGTTACTGTAGTTGAGAAGTTTGCATCATCACCTAGCGCAGATGCTAATTCATTTAATGTATCTAAAGTCGATGGTGCTGAATCTACTAAATTACTTATTGCCGTTGATACAAATTCCGTACTCGCTATCCGTGTTGTGCTATTACCGGCAGTCTGAGTTGGAACAGTTGGGTTGCCGGTTAAACTCGGAGAGCTTAGAGGCGCGTATGTATTAGATATTGATGTAGTAGTTGAATAAGCACTCAAATCTACAGTTGGAGTTTGCCAAGTCGGTGCAGAGGTTGAGCCATTAGATGTTATAACTTGTCCAGATGACCCATAATTTGCACCACCAAGTCCCCATGCTCCATTTCCAGAGCCACCGCCTTCAATCCTAAACTTTTCAAGTCCATCGACTGCCATAACAATTCGGCTATTATTAGCTTGGTTCATACCATCAGCTAATAGCCATAAAGTGCCGGATGAGTCACCTTGAACTTGTACTACTGTACTACTTGGTGCAGTTGTATTTCTTAAAGTGATGACTGGGTCAGTAGATTTATAAACTTTTATACCATCAACTTCAATATCACCAACAAAAACAGTTTTGCCATCTTGGTCAGCTATCGCCGACCTACTTGCAGGACTTGTTATAAATACTGATTTAGTACCAGACCCAAAATTAACCGCATTATTACTATTTGAGGATTCGTAAACTGTTGTCCTAGTTAGTGTACTATTACTTGATGACCAAGTACCTAAACCGGTTTCCCATTCACCACTTTCATCTGTAATAGCATATGTTGTAGTATCGCCGTCTGTTAAAGCACTCGCAAATGTTTGAAAGCCTGCGCTTGTACCGGATACAACCATATTAGTTGTGCCGGTGGTGGTAGAGGGTTGGTTTACTCGGTCTTTTACATTAAAACCCATTATTTATCCTACGTTAAGGTCACTGTTAATGTCCCACTTGCTATCTGCAAAATATCTGTATTCTGTATTGTCTTGGCATTTGATAAATTAGCATATGCGATTAAATTTCCGGAGGTTTGTGCGTCGAATATCCCTGCCGTCGTCACAGAACCCCATGAACCAGATGCAGTCGGAAATGTTAATGTCGCCGTGTTTGAGGCTTGATTACCAGAAACACTAAATGTAGCTGAGACTCTCGCGTAGTTGTTTCCGGATATTTCCGTACCGCTTGCGCTATCTGTTGGCGCGTTCCCACTCGCGAATAAACCGACATACCATGAAGTCGGTCTTGCCGGACTTGGTGTTCCGGTAGTGAACAAATATTGAAGGGTAGATGTCTCAAACAAATCAGTCAGCGCGTCGCTCATCTTCTAAAAACTCCTTATTCTAAGTTGTAAATTACTCGCGGAGTGCCTTGTAGAATCTGACTCTCCTCGAATTGCGTTTATTGAATTTTGATAAGCAGACCCCCAAACTGCTAATCTTTCGTCCTCTCCGATATATGGCGAGGCTTGTAATAAAGACCCATAAAGATATGCGTCTGGGGACATAGCTAATAGCCAATTACTTGTATTAGTATCGCTAAGAGCCGGAATCTTTTGATAGTACAAAATTTCTCCGGTAAAGTCTGCGTTGGGAGTTGGATGTACTTCTATTAAATCTCCAACATGAGCATAATATTCCGGTACTCCGGTTGCGTTATCATTATCATCTCTATATTTAGCAATCTCTTCCGGAGAGGTTTGCTTTAATAATGTTAAAGATGCGTTATTTAAATGAAACCTAACAGTCTGCAACCAATCTGGGGGAGTCGCAGAATATTGGGTTTCAATGATTGCGGTGCTTTTACCAATCATCTTATAGTGCCGTAACTCGCGATTTAATTGAGCCTCTGCTAAAGTTATAAAATCTGGAATTACAGTCGTTAAGTCTGACCTATTAAGCCAATCTGCTATACTAGTTTTTAAATTTGCGTAACTATCGAGAGCCATCAAAATCCCTTAACTAATAATTTTTTAAAATCTGGGTCTTTTAATTTTTTAGCGCAGTATTCCATATGCTCTTGCGAACCTAATCTTGCGCCACATTCAAATGCCCATTGCTCGGCTAATATTAGAGGTATTTCTCCGACATACCTCATGCCCATTTCTTTACTATCTTTCAAATCCGCATTTCTAAGATGATTAATATGATTTAATAATGGCTCAACGTCTTGAGTTTTATTAACAATTAATTTGCCCTCATCTTCCGTGATATTAGTTTTTATTGTCACTTACTCCCAAGCCTCATTTTGGGGAGTTTCCGGATTATCTTTGACATAGTGTCCTTTTTCATTCCTTGCTCTTTTTTTTTTGGATGAAGTTACTTCTCCCCATCCTCTCTCTACGATTTGGTCAGCCTCTGCTTGACTTACCTCGATGGTCTCACCCACATTTGAGGGTCGGCCATTATAGACTGGCCGAGCCTCTGTGGTGATGGTGACTTTCACACCCATTAGGTGTTAAGGTCTGCCACTATGCCGTTAGCTTTGTGATATGCATAAAAACCATATTCAGTTGCTATTAGCGTGCGAGAGCCGTGACCGGTTTTCGCTAGTGGTTTCTGAGTTAGTGGTTGTAGTGTAGCCACATGGATATGTTCTGGGTCGAGTACAAAACAATCGCGCCCTCTCTGAAATCTGTTAGGAGAAACTGTCATTCTTCCAAAATCAGATTCATAAACTGAGAAGCCGGCAATAATTGCCCTCTCACCCATACCTTGTCCTGCGTAATCGAGGTATTTACTTGCATTTCCGCTAAATCCGGAAATAGCTTGTTTTACCGCGCTACCGCAGACAATCTGTTTTGGGTCTGCGCCATTTTCCCAACAACTAGCTACTACATCTGAAAGCAAAGTCTCACTGATGTTCCTTTGCGTTCCGTCGGTAGCACCTGCATTTGGTACACCGCCACTTACTGTTGGGTCTGCACCAGAAGTACCTCGCGAAGAATTTGACGAGAGCCATGCCGGTAATCCGGCAGTCACTCTGGCTGTCGCGCCGTTCCCTGCACCTGCGTTACCAATCGCATTTTTCGTCAAGCTCATCTCAATGTCTCTTTTTAGCTCCTTCACTTTGAACGCAATTTGAGATGCTAATTTTTGTGCGCCTGCAACACCATTGACTGCCTCATCAGTTGAAGTCACTTCAACTAGCTTATCTGCTATCTGTGTGTAAGTGCCTTTTCTGACCGGCAATGTTCCGGCATCGTTGGTTGGGTTATCACCTTCAGCCACCGCATTGTTGTTTACTGCGGTTGCCAAATCTAATTCAGCAAATTCTACATATGTATTTCCTGCTGACCTTTGTTTCGCCATAGAATATATCGGTGTATCCGTTGGTGAGATAGATTTCAGAAGGTCACTGATATCTTCTCTGATAGTGGTTACATCATATGTTTCTACGGCATTTGCATTTTGAGCCATATTTTCCTCATTTTAAGATGTTGCCAAAAGCCATTTGGTAGCGTCATCGACACTTCCAGACTTTTGAAGATTAGCGGTCGCCTCTTTTATTCTTTGTGACTTACCAACTGTCCCAACTTGTTTAGAGCCGGCTTTAATAGTAAGAGGTCTTGCTTGGCTGACTTTTTCCTCAATCTTACCTTGAGATTTTTGTAACTCCTGCCATTTTCGAGCATCGTTTAATATTCGTATAGCACGATTATCAACTATGCTTGCAATCTCCTGCTCAGTAAATCCGTACTCTCCACCGGTCGATATTAACTTACCTCTTAATGCGGTAGCCGATTCCGACTTAGAAAATTCTGGAATATGCTTTTGAAGTATGGTGGCTTGTTCCTTTAAATATGCCTCCATAACTTGTTTGTTTTGCTTAGTCTGTTCCACTTGTAATTTCTCAGTTTCTTCAGCTAATACTTTCTGCCTTTCCATAGCATCATTGTATTCAGCCTGCTGAGTCATATACTTAATAGGGTCAGTTTTAGCTAAAGCAATATCCGGCTTTTCTAATTGGTTTTGAGCAAGTTGGTTTTTGTAAGTCTCCATAGCTTGTTGAAGTTGCTCACGCTCTAATTTTAATTGATTGTGAATCTCCTCTGCCTCTTTACGAATTTGAGCAGTTTCACCCATTTTTTTCTGAATATATGATTGACCACTAGCACTTCGGGTAAGTTGGTCGAGTGTCCACTGTTCCTCTTTACCATCTACCTTAACAGTATATGTTTGAGGTTCAGCCGGTTCTTCAACTTCCGGTGTAATGTTTTCCTCGTTAGTATTCTCTGCTTGGACGTTATCATCAACGGCTACGTCCGGAGTCGTTTCATCAGTTGCCTCAACACTTTCATTTTCGGCAGTCTGATTATCTTCTACTTTCGGCTCACCTAAAAGTGACGCGGTTGCCTCTTCTACTGAACCTTCTTCAAAATTAGTCTCTGTCATCGAGGTGCTAATCCTTTTCTTTTGGTTTCTCTTTTATCGAGCATTTCCTTATCTGTAATTACGTTGATAAGTTCATACTCAATGGATGAAAGAGCTAAAATGATAGAGTGTGCCTTTTCTCTGGTCTCGGTATCATCTTTGCTCGAGGACAAAAATGCGTGTATTTGTGCATCTTTGACTTTCTGCATAGCATCTCTAAAAGCCTCAGAATTTAATAATTCTTTGCATTGATTTGCTCTAATTTCTAGCGACTTGTCCATTATTTCTTTCCTGCGCCTGCATTCGCTTAATTTCATTTACGTCTACTTGATATCCGTGCTTGGATAATAATTCGCCTGCTTTTAATAATAGATTTTGGTCTAACTCATCTCGTTTTAAATCGTCGGCTAGCATCATTTTTTCTCTTTCTAGTCCTAACTTAGCCATATCGCTTTGCATTTTTGCCTGCGCTCTTATTTGTTCAGTTTGCATAACTGCCTGCGCAGGGTCGATTGGTTGAGGCTGATTTTGTGCTTGTTGTTGAGCCATCGCCATCATCTGTTGCTCTATTTCTGGGGTCATTGGACTAAAATATCTATCAGCATTTCTTATACCGCTATTAGCTAATATGTCCGTTAAACAATTCCTTATTCCGCTTAAATTTACTAATCCATTTCCTGCGCCATATCCTTGATAAATAGTCTGTTGTATTTGTAATATTTGCTGAAGAGTCATTTGCTTTTCTTCAATTTTACCAGTCCCTAATCCGACCGAAACTTGTAAATCTAAATGGGCATTCCATGATTTAGGGTCTACCGGTATATAATTATTATTCATCCGCATAACCTCATCACCTTTTCTATGCTTAATAATGAGGTTCATCATTTTTTTAAATAACTGAGTCATACCGCCTTCAGCTAAATTACGAGCTATAGTTTCTACTTGCCCTTGAGCCGTTGCTATATGATGGTCGACCGCCGTTTTTGTAGTTGATTGTAAAACATCTGGATTTAATCCTACACTAGACGCACTAACACCGACTTTTTGGTCGATGGTTTGGTCTAGGTACTGCATAGCACCTAAAGTATTACCGGCAGTAAATGGTATCGATATAGGAGAAATTGTATTAGGTTGTCGTGTACGGATAACCGCACCAATTTCATTATTTAGTACATCATCGAGATTAACTTGGCTATCAACTACACTTAATCTAGGTGAATTACATAATGCTATATTATCTAAAACTCCTCTTAAACAAGAAGTACTCGCGTCTTGGTCGTCAAATAGCATAGCGACCACACTTCGACCCCAAACAGTATGAGGCTCTGGGTCACACTCGAAAACCGCAAAAGGTTGTTGGTCGCATGGCATATAATTTAACAATTTGTAATTACTACCGCCCATAATAAATTGGTGTAAAACCGGCACTCCAGTGCCGTCTACATCCACTTTCATATAGCACTCAGTTATGCCTATTTTTTTAGAAGTAATATCTATGTTATTTTCAGAATCTTTTTTATCCTCTGTAAAACCGGTTCTAGCAAATAATTCAGCATCATTTAATGAATCATCATTAATAGCGTCCAAATGGTGAATATCGTCAAAATTAAATCCTTGTTCAACTAATTCACCGACTGTTTTATTTACTCGATGCCCTACTATATAGGCAGTTTCAACATCTTTAGCATTTCTATCGCAAAACCACTCTTCTGGTGGGACAGAGTCAATTCTACAGTCGCCTGCCGGTGTTATTCTTTGGATTTTGACATCGTGAACAGATTTTTCAATTTCCTGCTCAGTTGCTTTATCCATTTCCATAGAAACTGTCTGATTATGGTTAAGTACTGTAACATTTTCATCGGCAACCAGATAATTAAACTCAATATCTGAAAGACCGCTATATGTATGTGTTTCAGTTTTGCTAAAATCTTCATAATATACCTTTAAAATCCCCAATCTTTTAACTAAACAATCTTGAAAAGCATTACTTAATAGCTTGAAATAGTTTAGTTTATTTAATTTGTAGTGAACGTATTTGGTCATTTGCTCTGCGACCGGTACATCTTCCGCCATATTAGGTGTAAATTCTACCGGTGGGGCTTGTCCTAGAAAAACACGAAGAAGTGAAGGTTTAAGTGAACGAACTGCGTCTCTGCACTTGGTCGCAACTACTTTACTACGACCTTCTTCGACTCCAAGTCGTGTTTTTCCATCATAATATTGCTGAGATAGTACTCTTTCTGGGACTATTTCACTGTCAATAAAGTCTACTGCGTCCTTTATCGCCTCGCTGACCAGACTTTCTAGCTGACCATCCTCTAAAGGAGTTAATTTTGCCAAATAATTACTCCACGAACCAAATGTGGCATCAATACTATAGTGTGTCCTTTACATCCATTAATTTATCTTGACGTTTAAATCGTTTTCTTGAGTAAACTTTTTTTGATTTTACAATCTTCGGCGATTGCCGGTTCATTAACATAGCACGCGCCACCGGATTAACTTTTTTTATAGTTAAGTTTTTTCTCCTTCTGGAATTATCTGACATAAAGGTTTAACCATTGTAACTTGAGGATGGGAATAAGCTAATTCGCCTTTTTGTATCGATACCTCAAAACATTCTTCTTTAGTTGGGAATAACTCCCTGCCGGTTATAACTAAACAAGAGTCTGCCATAATAGATTGACAGACTATTAGAATAGGAATCCACATTAGTTTATATTAAGTTGCCAATGAGGAGCGTCCATGAAAACTTTCCTGCCTTGTTTTGCGCGTGTCGATATGTAATCCTGTATCATATCCATACAACCCATTTCGCAACCGGCTACATCTTTAATATGCCAACAAGCACCCCATGATAAATTATTAATTCCTAACTCTTTAGCCGATTTGACTATAGACTCGCCTGCTACCGCATAAGTATCCAACTCCCAACAAGCACGACCATCGACTATTGTGTACATATCGACCGCATGAGAAAAACCGGTACTCTCTTGGATAATATGTTTTGAATTTAAAGTGGTCGACGCACCGGCTTTAACAAGTTGAGCCTGCCGACTTTTACTTCTTACACCTTCAGAAATTCCAAAATCGATAGCTGAATAACCTATCGCCTTTTTAAATATTTTAACTAAGTCCGGATGGACTCCTTCTAGCCTTGATAAAGACTTTTTGCCGAAAATAAACACTTCTTTTCTCTCCTATTCTATCAATCAGCATATGTCTTTCTCCCAAAAATCGTCTTTTATACTTTAATAGTTTTATTTTTTCATATTTTCTCTTGCGACTCCTTTGCTTTTTTCCCACGACCGCATTCCTCCGAGTCCTAAAATAGATAATGTTAAAGTTGTTAATTCAGAGGTATTTAAATTTGGTAAAGTAATATCCGGATACCAAATAACTGTTATCCATTCAGCAATCGGCATCAAAAAAAACTGAGTTAATAATCCTAAAGCGCAAATCCACATTATTGAGGGTCTTGCGCCGGCTACAAATAGACTAGGATGTTTAGCTTGTTCAACATTAGCCTGCATTTGTCCTTTAGCTACCTCTAAAGCCGATTTTTCAGCTAAAGTTGATATTTCGTGACTTAATTTTCTTTTTAAATCTATATCCGGTATAGCTTTATCTAATATTTTGCTAACCGGTTCTATTAATGTAGTTATAAGACTCATAGAATAGACTCCATAGTTTCATTCCAAGATGCTTGTTCCACGTCATTTTGCAAGAAGTGTTTTTTTGCAAACCTTTTAGTTATTTGATTAAAGTTTTTAGCCGGTTTAAATATTACTCGTTCTAAGTCAGTAGCCACAAATCCTAAAACATCGCACTCTTTTTCGGTTAAGGGTCTTTTTATTCCGCCGTGTACAGTAGAAAACTGATAACCTCTAAACTTAGACATATTATCTTTTAATTTATATCTACTAGATTTTACTTGGATTCTAATAAGACGACTATCTCTATGCACTATTAAATCAATAGTCGATAAATTAACTATTTCTGTTTTTTCACCCATTTTAAGTAAATGAGTGGCACAGATAAACTCGCCAAGTTTACCATGCTCAAAGTTATTATTAGACATAATTTATTTTCTAAGTTCTTGCTCGATACTGTCTAACTTTTTAAATATTGCTTTTACTGTTTCCTTAATTTCATTAATTTCTCTATCATGTTGAGCATTTATAGTTTCAAACATTTTCTCTAATACAGTTATCTGCGTTTGATGTTTTGTTTGATTTCTATGAAGTAGCCATACAAATCCACCTACCGGCAGGACTATATAAGAAAATATATGCTCAACCATTTTTTTTCCTTTTTCCGCTCAAATAAAAAACTTTATTTTTTGCAAATAATTTATCTAATAAATTAATTAACCAATTCATTTATTTTCATTACCAAGCCATACGGCAAAACAACCGCTGAAACATCCAAATATAATCGACGCGAATGAAGTCTGATTAATCGATGGGTCTGGTAAACCTATCATCCACCAAGTAACGTAAAAGCACATTACTGTAATCGCTAACATCATTAGACGCGGAATTACGCGCCACTCATCTAATATAAAACTCATGCTTGTTGCTCCTTTAGATATTTTGCTAAAAAGATAATTCCTAATGAACCGGCTATGAAAAATATTCCTAAAACTACCACTCCAAATATTGTATAGAGCGTGTCTCTTAATTCGGCTTTGCGTTGTAACTCTTCACGATGTAAGGCACGCTCCTCTGCAATCATTTTTTGTAAAGTTTGCCATTGGCTATGTTTTCCGTGTAGCATAAACGTCTCCCTCAATTTATCGCGAGCTTGTTTCAACTCCTCTTGTTTAAAAAACCTATCTATCGCAGTTGACTCCGCACCGGTAAACTTAGCGAGGAAAGAATTTTTTTTTCTGTTAGCACCAAAATTTAACTCCGCCTCTGCCTTTGCGTATCTCGATAATGGAGTGGATAATGACGCAACATCCTTACCGGCTTTTATAGAGGTAGATATTGCGTTAGCACTCGCGGTTATTACAGAAATAGCTGAAATAGGGTCAATCATCTTTAACCTCTTTTTCTTCTAATAGTTTCTCCATATCTATAAATGGAAGAAGTCCTATCGGTATTCCTGCGGATAAATCTTTAAGATGTGCTAATCTAGGGTCAAAACGAGCAAATTTTGACCTTATATTTTTTGGGTCAAATTCCACTCTTACTTGAGATGGTGCATTATGTAATTTGTCATCATATAAATGAGAATAACCAAAACCACCTCTGTCTACAATATCATGAAATATTACACCCTTATTTGTGGATGGCATAACTGCATTTGCTCTGCCTTCTCTTTCAGTAAATGTAATATCTTTAGTAGTGTAAGTGCCATCAGTAGCACCCAAAAATCCCTCACTCATTTGTGGATTACGCATACTTACAACTGTATCTAAATCTGTTTCTCCAAGACTAGGGTCATATACTTCAAGATTTTTATCTAAATTACTCCAATTTTCTCCTTTCCCAAATACTTCCAAATAAGGCAGGTCTTTATTAGCCTCTGGTACTCTTAATGGTAAAATCAATCCGGTTGCACCACTATCTATATCTGAAAAATTTGTATAAGTATCTGCGACTGCCGGTTGGTCTGACATAAATGTAGGAAAATTTGAAAAGGATTTAAAATCGTAATCCGTACCATGAAAAGCATCTTCATCAAAACCCATTTCTTTTGCTCTTTCCATGCGTGATTGAGTATCCATAGGCAAATCATAGTTTTCAAATAAATATCTCTGGTCTGCGTTTTTAAGCATTTCATTTGTTACTTTTTTAGCATCACCAGATTTTAAAAGGTCGATTATTTCCTGCGCGTTTTTTTGCTTTTCTGTTAATTCAACCTTATTAGCTTTTTTAATACTTTTCTTTACTGTAGTGCCTAACGCATCTCCGATTAAAGGCACTAAACCTAATAATCCTGCACCGCCTAACATAGCGATAACACCCCAATTTGGATTTTTTTTACTTAATTCGTTTTTAATATCTCTAAAGGTGACCGCCTCAGAAATTAACGGAATAGACTCCCAAGCAATTTGACCAACACCTCTTGCGCGTGACTCCGGTGTTTTACCGGTAAAAAAATCAGCGTCGTCACCAAATAGATTTAATAGGCTCACTTCTTTTTACCGCCTTTTGGTTTAGGTGGACGTCCTTTTTTAGTCCCATAAGTTCCTGTCCCTCTTGGCATTATGCTACTCCTCTCAAGTTTCGTTTAAGTGGTTTTGACCAACGACTTCTATGACCGCCTTTTAAAGCCACCACATTATCGTGAGCCATTGTTAAGCAAAGAGCATCTGCCCTATCCGGAGAACTTAATCCTCGTTTACGCATCTCATCTTTGCTCTCTATTTTTGCCTTACCATTCGAGGCAAAACTATATTTAACCGCAATCATCTCATTAATTAACTTATCATCGCGTGGTAATTTACAGTCGCGGTTTTCTAAAAAGGATTTTAATTTAAACCATAATTCGGCTCTTAAATTAGTATAATTAGATTTCATAGCCGGTGACTCAGAAACATTTATACCGACCGCCGGTAATCCTAACTCAGCTAATCGGTCTACACATCCAGAACCTAATCCTATTGAATCTATAAATATTGTTTCCGGTAAATCAGTCGGCGACATAATAGCGTCATATTCGGCTTTTACTCGACCGCATAACTCCATTAAATCAAGTCCCTTCCAAGTCATAACCTCGATTATAGTATTACCGCGCCTTTTACATAAAGCGGATGAATCGTTACCAAATCGCGATACATCTAATCCCCAGACAACTGTCGCGACCGGACTTTCCTCGACATCCCTATTACGAGCCGAGTCGCATAAATGATAAGGTATTATCGTATCATCATCGACTTTAGGAAATTCACCTAAAACTCTAACCGCAAACTGCGTACTCTCAGAGCCATATCGCTCTTTCATTTCCTCGATAAATTCATCCGTTACTAACGGACTATCCATACACGACCATTTACGTCGCCACCAACTTGAAGTCGGACTCATATGCGTTTCGTAAAAAGTACCGGAATTTTTAGTTGGGTTGGATAATAATAAGGTTACACAATTATGTCCGGACATAGAACCGGCACTCGCCTCAAAGGTTTTTTCGTGGACACCGCTTGCCTCGTCGACGACTAATAATACGGATGCCCTATTACCGCCGGATGCGTGAACACCGGCTAATGCCTCTGGTTGTTCCGGACGAGAGGTTTTTGCCGATATAAAAGCCTCACTCGGTGCGGAAACTAATTCAATCCTGTCCGATTTTACGTTAATCAAAGAGCGAAGTGTGTCCGGTAATTTGGTTGTGTTCGCTTTCAACTCGGCAAAAAGTGCATCAAATAGTTGGGTCGACGAAGGCGCAGTTGTCACTATCTTAACCGGATATCTGGTTAATAAGAACCATAACATTAACCAACTCGCGCAACTTGATTTCCCAGTGCCATGACCACTGCGGACAGATAATCTGCGTGTTCCCTCATTAACCGCGTTTAATAACTCGGCTTGATAATCAAATGGCTCAACACCTATAACCTCTTTTACAAATAATACAGGGTCGTCCCCATACCTCTCCATGAAATCTTCAAAAGGATTAGTGGACATAACCACTCCTCATTTCTGGGAATACCTCTAACAAGCATTCATTAGTCGCCCAATCCAATATAGCGGTGGTAAATATTTCGTCTTTAGTCGACATAATCGTAATATCCCCCTGCCTAACTCCAAGCATAATAATGGAGTCATACTTAACCTTTAGAAATTCTTCTAATTTATTCGTTTTCGATAATTTTTGCATTACCGACTGCCTTCGCATTCCTCAACGCATCTAAATGCAAATCACCTATATTTATCGTCACCGCCGATTGTTTTTGACCATACGTTTCCGGATTCTCACAAGACGCAAGCCATTTACGAACAGATGCCTGCTCACGCGCCTTACTTATCTCATTGGGGGATGGGTCTACATTATCGACTATATCGAGGCACTGCTCGGCTAAAGTGTTAGAGCGTTCCTTTTTAGCGGATTGTAATAATGCCTTCGCCTCTGGGTCTTTATATAATACTGTCGTCATAAAATTACGGCTTAAACCAAATTCCTTCGCAATCGCCGTAAAAGTATCGCCATCCGATATACGATTAGCGATATGTTCTACACCGCCTAATTTTTTTAAATCAGCTAAGAATTGCCGTTTTAATGGTT